CATATATAGATTTTAAAGAACTATCTTTTATAGACTTGTTGTATTCGTCTTTTATTTTACTGATAACATCACTCATAATACTTTCACTCAAGCTTCTTTATACCTGTTAAGTTTCTCAGGTTTTTTTCACTAATATAATCCGGTACTGCCTGATTAATCTTAATCACACCATCACCAATTGCAGACAACATTGCACTATCCGGCTCAAATATCGGCTCCCATTCCGCCAATGTTTTATAAAATGCTTTTCTTTCGTAATTTAAATCGTCTCTAAAACATGCAGATACATATCCGACATTTAAAAATCCGCTTCCGAAATTCCGCTGTGCTTTTCTTGCTAATAACCTTAGGTTTTCATGTGATGCCTTTATTGCCTCTGCACTGGATGGATTATCTGTAACAAATCCTAAATCATCAAGTGTCAATCCTGTTTCACCTGCAAACAATGCTGCAAACATTCTAAGCTGTTCAATATGTGGTGACATGCTCTGTTGTGAGAACTGTCCCATTGTCGGGACATCTCCGTCCTCATCCTTTGTAAATTCTATAAGTGAAGACATACTTGCTCTCCACTTCTCAAGAGGCTCTTGATCCGGATCAGTTCCAAGTACATACTTTTGAGGAAACGAATAAAATTCTGCTGATATTTCAGACCTCTTAATCGTTCTTAACGCCGAACCTACAATGCTCATACAAGCCCTACTAATTCTTGAACGACCAAACTCTCTCACCGCATCAGGTCTAAACATAATAGGCACTAATAAAGGATGTCCGGCATTATTAGTTATAATCTCCGGCACTCTTTCACCTTTCCTATATATTTCCGTTCGTCCTTCTACAAAATAAGCCTCAGTAGTTGCATTCCCATTTTTATCTTTTTCTAAAATTGCATATCCTTCTGTAAGCAATCCTGTAATAGGGTTTATACATCCTGTTGCATTAGCTCCGTCAATAACCTGTAGTCTTGGGTATCCCCTATCATCTCCTGAAATATATACAAAACAACAAGATGATATTAGTGCAGATAATATTGCACTATCAAAAAATACATCCGGATTGTTAAGTTTAAATATATCATTGATTTGGAATTTATCATCAGCAAATTCTCTGAATATCAATCTATCTGCCAGTGTATCAACAGCCTTTGCACACCATCCGATACTGCCTACCCACTCCCTTAGACTTGGAGGTGTTGATATTTGAAAATCCTTAACTTTGTTTTTCATTTCATAAAAATTATATCTTATCTTTACTCTGGTTTTCTTTAAAGCCAGCTTATTTCTAAGATATTCTATTCCATAAATTTGGCTCAATTAAGTCCTCCTTTTATTTTCAGCGAGAAATATTCCCAGTACGGGCGTGGGGTACAAAGCAGTAAGGGGTGGGGGTACTATAGCCCCCTATCCTTTATACTTTGACCAGTCAATTGTCTGCGGTAAAACTCTATTACTTATAATCTCATCTACCTTAGCCACCGGCTTATCTAATTTTTCTTTAAGAATCTTATCGCTTTTCTCCCTGTTACAACACATATGTGCAAGTTGTAAATTGTCAATATCTGACGGATGTCCACCCTTGCTTACAGGTATAATATGGTCTATACACTTACTCATAGGGTTTGGCCACCTAAGACTCATATCAACCGGCTTACCGCATATACCGCATATTGTTCGTGTTGCATATATCTTTCTCTTGTTCTTCTCAAACGCACCTCTATGCGTTCCATCCTTGTCAGGTCTATTCCTTGCCGGCATTTAACACTCCTTATAACTTTAAAGAGCACCCCAATTTCTTGAGGTGCCCTTTAGGAGAAACACATGTCATTTCAATTCACAGCCCTTGGCCTGTGAATCTTATGATATCAATATATCACGTTTTTAACTTTATGAGTGACCCTCTTTTTTAAATCATTAGATTTTCTTTTTTCTTTGATAGCAAATAATAAAATCTTCTACGAGTTTCATAGTATTTTCTCCTGCTGCACGGCATTCCCATAACACTTCTTAAATACTGATATGTTACTCCTTCTTCTGTAATTGCTTTAAGTAAATATCTATATAAGTCTTTGTCTGTCTCCACAATAGTACTTTCTATAAGTTCACACTTATCTTTTAGAATAGTTCTTTTTATAGCAAGTGCCATCGTGCTATCTCCTATCCCTTTCCCACCACCTCCTCCACATCCACTCTTTAAAGAATTAATTTTACTTGATAGTTCCTCCTTCCATTCACCATACTGCAAACAAAAATAATATAGTTCCCTTGCCTTCTTTACACCTATCCTATATTTTCCCCATTCTTCTTTATTTACCTTCACGATTTACCACCTCGCTTTACAGCTTTGCCATTTCTACTTCAAGTGCCTTTACTATTTCTGCAGCTCTTTTTTCTCCGACACCTTTTACACCTCTAACTATATCAGCAATGTATTGTATATCAATTCCCGGAACTGCTGCCTTGCCGTCTTCAAAACCACTCTTATATATACTCTTCACATAGTTGTTCATTTGATTATGATCATATCTTTTTATTCGCTCATATTCTTTTCTGTTGATTACTATATCTTTTTGTATTGCCATACCTACTCCTCACATTTTTCAAGTTTTATTTTCTTAAGTGTCTCTATCAGTTCATTTGTATAATCTTCTGCTATACTACGCTTTATTCCCAATGCACATACATTCGTATGCCATCTGAGGCTTGAACCTTTATCATCATTGATAGGTCCTTCAACATTCGTCTCTCCACCTTTAATATCCACAAGACTTCTTTCAATCAAATTCAAATATTCCTGCTCAAACATTCTTATTATGCTTATATCACTTTCAGACTGAATTACTCTGTATGTCTTTTCTATAGTTACATTGGAGATAATATAAGGACTATATTCCCTATCTTTTGTATAATCATTGTTCAGCATTGATGTATCTATCATTTCTGAAATCTCATATTGCATATTTCCACCTTTGCCATACAATATAGACTCTGTTCGCTCCGGTAAATCTCCTACAAGCTTTACCAGTGCTCCCTTGACTTCTTTAGTTATAAAATCTTTGCGTATTCCTAGCGTCCAATTTGGAGTATCTATAATCAAGTCATCATCTTCACTTTTATATATTCTCAATGCATCATACTTATATGCTTTCTTTATCAACTTCTCAAATACTGATTGCTTAATAAACATATTCTTTCCTTCCTGTGATTTTAATTAAACGGTAATCCCTCATCATCAACTCCATCCGGTATATTCATAAATCCATCTGCATCCACACTTGAACTATGATTGCTTGTTGCTTTTGTATTTTCTCCTTTGCTGTCTGCAAACTCTTGACTATCTAAGATAACCTCTGTTGTATATACCTTTTGCCCTTCTTTATTCGTATAGTTACCTGTCTGTATCCTTCCTGATACCAATACTCTCATGCCCTGTCTGAAATACTTCTCTGCAAATTCTGCTGCCTTTGAAAAGGCTACACAGTTTATAAAATCAGCTGATTGTTCTCCCTGCTTCTTCACAGCTCTATCAATAGCCAATGTATATCTTGCTACCGCCATTGAACTCTCACCACTTGTATATCTCACTTCAGGATCTCTTGTAAGTCTTCCCATTAATATTACTCTATTCACTCTTTTCCTCCTTGTTCAACAATAATGCATTCTTTATATTCTCACTTATCCACATTTCATAAGGATTCTTAACCTCGGTACTCTCAAAAGATAACTTATGAATTGTGGACAACTCTTTGATTTCTTTCCACAGCTCCCAATCGTTTAGTTTTTTACCTTTTGAATTTGTCCAGGCTGATTTTTCCCATTCTAAAATCCATCCGTTTTGAAATGCTCTAAAAACATACTCACACCTAGTAAATACTAGGACTGAACAACTTTTTGTTAATCTCTTCAACGCATCTTTCAATGCAAGCAATGTTAGTCTATTCTCTGTAGCTCTTTCCTCATACCCAACTCCACTTCTGGTTACAGGACTGCCATCTTTTTTTATAAATTCTATTACATAGCCATAACCACCGTTTCTCTTTGCCGGCCCTCTTATTGATGTGGTTATGTAAATATTGACTCTACATTCTGTTTCCACTCTGTCTCCTCTCTTTCTATAGCTCCGACTTTAGGCAGTCTTTGCATCATATATCTTTGATACGGATAACCTGTAATAGGGTTTTCTCCTTGTATCACGCTATCAGCTATTATGTAATATCCTTTCTTCGGTCTTGGTTCTTTCGGCCAACTCTTTCTAAGCATGATCTTACTTTTGACTTCCGGCTCTATCAGATTACCCCTGCTGCGCTTGTAGCTTGACTTACCCTCAGGATCCTTTGTTTCAGCTTTCACTATGTATTCGGCCAATCTCTGATATGCTCCTTCTTCGTATAGATCAGTCAGAGCAATATGGCCATACTCCCAATATTTTCTTATAAGCTGAAGCATATTTACCGGATCGGTGATGTTTTCAACTATGATATGATGATGCAAGGCATTCCCCTTTTTACCCATCTCAGTCACTCCGATATACTTGAAACTTATCCCATGTTTTTTCAGATTCAGCCTCATCTTCTTGAAAAAATTGCTTAACTGGTCTTTCGCCTCTTTGAAGTCCTCAGGTCTGAGTTCTTTTTTGTACTTAAGGACAATATGCCAATCTCCTGCCTTGAAATTACCAAGTATCAATCTTTGTATTTTTCTTACTCTGTTGGCATGGTTCTGCCTTTTTATCACTTCCGGAGATACGTTCTCTCTTTTTTCTCTCTTATGTCCCGGTGCTCCATAGTTACCCGGATGAAAATTGTGAACCTCTATTATCTCTTTATGCTTTCCTAGGTTATACATCTTTTTAACATACATTTTTCTACGCTCCTTAGTCGTAACTTTAATATTTTAATCAAGCAGTTAAAGGTGGATTCCTCCACATTTTTTCTTGACTTCTTAGACCAAAAAGCATAGAATATTAATGTTGATAGATGCTTTTTAGCATTATGAGCCTGTCTTTGTTACAGGCTCATTTTTTATATAATTCATTTAGTTGTTTAAACCTTTTATTTTTTTCAAATTCTTTTCTAAATTCCTTATCTGAACTTGTTATGAATACCGGCACACCATCAAACTCTCCATGATGGCCACGATCAGTAATATTGGCAATATAAAACTGACTTTCATAACCCCTCTCTTCATTTATTTGGTGCCATACACTTCCAATAAATCTTTTCAGGACAGTTCCTTTAGTCACCGACCGTGCAGTAGTCCTTAAGTTCTCATACTCGTAATTATTATCTACCCAACTACATACCTGTCCCAATTCCTCTCCTCCCAGAAGTCACTACCCATTGTAATTATCTTATTCCCAAGAGTTCCGCCACTATGTGATGTCTTTTTTGCCGCCTCAGCTAACGTTCCACCACAATCTAATATAAGTTTAGCTTCACGCAATTCTTCATATGTCCAATAATTAAACGATCTAATAGATATATGTTTACTCCATCTGCTCTTATCCCATATATCGTTCCTCATATCGTATATTTTTCTATGAATACTTCCATAGCTACGATTCAAACGTTCAGCAATTGCTCTTTGTGTACTTCCCTTTTTAACCATATCAGCCATGATTTCAAACTCTTCTTCGGTCCATAATCTGTGTATTACTTTCTTCCTTCTCATAGCAAAATTATCCATATAATTACTCCTGCAACGATTAGGCCAACGCAAATAGTAATCTTTTCAGCTATGGTTATTGTCTCCTCAATGTTCTTATTGCACTCCATAAGGTTTTCAAATTCCTCTTTTTTTATCAGCATATATTCACCTTCAGTTTTATCCTTAAAAACATTAGGTACCTGTATTTGTCTATCCTCATCTCTTTGAATATTTTTATTCATGTATGTTCTCCCTTATCCTAAACTATCCCTAAATACTCTTTTATTACTCCTGCTGCATCATCAAATCCATAACAGACTACTGCTGCATAGCCTTGCTTATTCAAATTCTTTAGCCATTCATCTTGTAAATCCGTTGTTCTATTCTTTCCGAACTTCATCTCAATAAATAAGCCGTTTTTTCCATGTCTGCTTACCGGGAGAAACAGATCAGGAACTCCTGCCTTTACTCCTTGCCTCTTAAGATTTATTGCCTCCAGTCTGTTTCTACTCCCACCATTTGGAATGTGAAACAGTAGACTTAATTCCTTATGAGTGTTTGACATCAAATTAGCCCAATCCATTAAAAGAGCTTGCTCAGTTGCCTCCGACTTCTTTTTGTCCTGTAATCTCACTTTCTACCCTTCCCCTGTAGCTTTATATCCTCATTCAGCCATTTATTAAGTCCATCCGTCTCGAAAATAATATGGCTGTTTCTCCTAAGAGGATTCATCTTCCTTGCAAAATTCTGTCTTGGATTTCTGAATATCTCCATTAACATTTCTTTTGGAAAACCCATTTTACAAAGTTCACTGATTTTCATTATTTGCCTCGGAAATTCCATTGTTCCCTGCCTCCTTCCACAACTCTATAAGTTCATGAGCTATTAGCGATAGCTGATCCACTGACCCTCTAATATACAGGTCCTCAACTAACCTCAGTAAAATGCTTTCCAACTTTTTTTGTTCTTCTGTCATAACTGTTCACCCCTAAATTTATTCTGCTTCATATATTGTCATTCAATATCACTCCTTAAATTACATTTCTAATTTCTTTTACTACCTCTAATGCATCTTCCAATGCTTTCTTCTTTTCTTTCCACTTTCTATAATCACTTGTATTTGAGAAGGCAAAATTAGCCTTCCACCTGCAGCAACTTATAGCTTTCTCAATAAGTCTTATCAGCTCCGCTCCATTATCACGGTTTATCCTATTTTCTGTTTTCATGTTTTCTCCTTTTGTTTTTCCTTATATAACTTTTACAAAAATGAATTCCTATTTTCCCTGTCCAAATCAATTTACTTTCAGCTCATTTTTTATGCTATAATCCAACTAAATAGCAAAGGAGGTACTATATGTCTTTTCAAAAAATTATTGCCAAACCTGTTCATCAAGGTCAGCCGGAATTAGAAATCAAATTACAAATACCTAAAACCTGCCCAATTTGTGGTACCGGCAACAGAGATTTGCCGATTAATGCATACCATCTATATGACGATGATGACTTCACCACTATGTTCGATGTCTATGCTGAATATTATTGCCCTAAATGCACTCGCATTTATTTCGCTGTATCTAAGGGTGACAACATGGCAAATTCAGAATTCAGAATTTATAGATATTCAAATGGTGATTGCAATAACACTCCCACAGTTCCAGAGGAAGTAACAAATGTTTCTGCCAAATTTTCCAAAATATACTCGCAAGCTTTTGAATCCGAAACTAAAGGGCTTGATGAGCTTACCGGTATAGGGTTTAGAAAAGCACTTGAATATCTTGTAAAAGATTATTCGATCTATAAATATCCTAAAAAAGAATCCGAAATCCGTAAGGCTGCACTTGCCAGCTGCATCAATAGTTACATTGATAGTAGCCGTATTAAAAATCTTGCAAAAGCATGTGCATGGCTCGGTAATGATGAAACACATTACGAGCGTAAGCATGAAAATTACAGTATTAAAGACATAAAAGCATTCCTTGAAGCTTTAGTTGCATTTATCGAATACGATATACTTGCCGACAAAGCAACGGAGTTTATTTCATCATCCCACGCAAAGCGGCCGACCGTTCCCGATAATCATGAGTAATTGCACCTGCTTCTTTCTGAATATCAACTTCTTTAATCAAAAACCCGTCCAGAGTCCAAAATTGTGTGATGTTTCTGAACGGGTCTTCCTCAGTCCCTGCTCCCCTCATTGCAACTGTTCTTATTACCTGCATAACATCTACTGATGTAACTGCATCTGGTATGATATCTTTATTTGCCTCCATTTGAATATCGGTTTCTTTAATCAACAATCCATCCATTGTCCAAAATTGAGTAATGTTTCTAAATGGATCATTCGGTGTCCCTGCTCCCCTCATTGCAACTGTTCTTATTACCTGTATAACATCTACTGATGTAACTGCATCCGGTATAATATCCTTATTTGCCATTATCTTTTCCTCCTAATATTCCTGCTAGAACTTAATTCACTTGTGTAACGCCAAAGTTCTACTAATTCATGTGCCAGCAATGGTAGTGTTTGCAATTCTTCTGCTGTTGCTGGCTCTTCAACTAATTCCTTTATTTTCTTAATCAATAACTCTTCTAATTTTTGTTTGCTATCTATCATGTCCCATCCTAACCTACCTTTTGTTTTTACCTATATAACTTTTAAATATTCTTCCATCTTTCAACCGCTATAGATATTTTTAATTCATTTATAAAATCACCTCCCTTTTAATCAAAATAAATTTGATTTATTAGGCAAAAAAATATTGTCTACTGGCATGTTATAAAGCTCTGACAACTCTCTTATCCTCGAAATTTTCGGTTCTGTCTCACCCTTTTCCCAGTTTACAATAGTATTTTTTGAGACTTTAAGAGCCTTTGCCACATCTTCCTGCGTCATTCCAGCGTTCACCCTTGCTGCTGCTAAACTTATCTGTAAAATCTTTATCACTTCCTTTCCTAAGTCTTACCGGCATTATCATAAATCAAATTTAATTTGATGTCAATACTAAAATCAAATTTTTTTTTACTAATTGTTGACTTTAATCAAATTACATTATATTATGTATCTAGGAGGATAGATGTATGTCAGATGAACTACAAAAGAAGATATTCGCCAAAAACCTAAGGCATTATTTAGATAGAGAAAATAAAACACAGAAGGAAGTTGCAGACGCCATAGGTGTATCACCACAAACTTTTAACACATGGCTACAAATGGTTGCTTTACCTAGAATGGGTAAGGTTCAAGCCTTAGCCGACTACTTCGGCATAAACAAGTCAGACTTATTAGATGACAAGCCCGAACCACATGACAAGCCAAGAGGTGTAAAAATTCCCGTCCTTGGTGATGTAGCAGCCGGTATACCCATAGAGGCCATAGAAGATATTATTGATTATGAGGAGATAGACGAAAACCTTGCAAGACGAGGAAATTTCTTCGGACTTCGTATAAAAGGTAATTCAATGTCTCCAAGGATCCAATCAGGGGATGTTGTGATCGTAAGAGTTCAATCTGATGCAGAAAATGGAGATATTGTAATTGCTAAAGTTAATGGAGATGATGCCTGTTGCAAGAAACTTTTAAAGCACAATGACGGCATTACCTTACTCTCTTTTAATCAGGATTACGAACCATTATCTTTTAATAAACAGGATATAGCTTCACTTCCTGTTAGTATTATAGGCAAGGTAGTTGAGCTTAGAGGGAAGTTTTGATTTTATAATTTTTAAAGGGGATAATAATATGAATGATAATTATACTGAAGAAATATTTGAAAGTATAAAGCATATAAATGAATATGGACAGGAATTTTGGTATGCAAGAGAACTGCAGACTGCACTTGAATACGGTAAGTGGGATAATTTTAAAAATGTTTTAGATAAAGCTAAGGATGCATGCAAAAACTCAGGAAATAACATTGATGACCATTTTGCCGACGTCGGGAAAATGGTACATGTAGGGATTGCCGACAGAGAGATACAAGATATTGTGTTATCTCGATACGCTTGTTATCTTATTGTGATGAATGGTGACAGCAGAAAAGAAGTTATTGCTCTTGGACAAACCTATTTTGCAGTAAAAACAAGGCAACAGGAATTGATTGATGGCTATGAACATCTTACAGATGATCAGAAGAGACTTGCTATCCGCAAAGAAATGGCGGAACATAATAAACAGCTTGTAGCAGCTGCAAAAGATGCCGGCGTTGAAACTTCTCTTGACTATGCTATATTTCAAAATTATGGATATCAAGGTCTTTATGGTGGCCTTAAAGCTTCAGATATACACAAGCTAAAAGGACTTAAAAAAGGGCAACAGATTCTTGATCACATGGGCTATGAAGAACTTGCAGCCAATCTTTTTAGAGCTACACAAACTGAAGCTAAGTTAAGGCGTGAAAATATTCAGGGTAAAGCAAATGCAAATCAGACTCATTTTGAAGTAGGTAAGAAAGTACGAGATACTATAAAGGATCTTGGCGGAACAATGCCGGAGGATTTACCTACACCTGATAAGAGTATTAAGCAGATAGAAAAAGAGCAGAAAAAACTGGAGAACAAGCAAAAAAGATAATAAAAAAAGCCACCCGGTACGCTAATACAGGATGGCCAAACATACTATTGCAAGCTACTGCTCACTACAATATGCCCTAGACAAGCTATATTGTACCATATTAGCAGCTGTTTTTGCAATGGCTGTTATTTTTGTGCGTAAAATTAAGGAAGGTGCAATATGGCAAAAGCAAAATATACCAAATCTAAAGATGGTAAGTGGTACGCTTATGTATGGGACGGAACATATACAGCTACAGGAGCCAAGAAAAGAAAGAAGCTATCCTCATCAAAATCAAGTGGTGACCTTGAAAAAAAAGTTTTTGAGTTTAACCGTATATTAAAAGAAAATGAGTACATTAAACCAAGCCATTATTCTGTATTAGAATACTCTAGGCACTGGTTTATCACTTATAAGGCAATCAGAGAACTAAATACCAGGAAGATGTATGAGAACATAATAGAAAAGCACATATCTATGTTCTCAACTGTCAGGTTGCAAGATTTCCAAAGATTTCATATACAGATGCTAATAAATAAAAATAGTGAGCAGCCTAGAACCTGTGAACAAATAATGCTTACTATAAAGCAAATAGTAAAGTCGGCAATATCAGATAAGATCATTCCGCCTACTGCCCTCTTAGATCTGACAACCGGAATAAGCCTTCCAAAGAAAAATACAAAATCTAAAAAAAGACCACTTACAAAGAATGAAATACAAGCTATCAAAACAGCTGATTTTCTTCCTAACGAAAAAGCCTATGTCCTTATACTATATGGATGTGGCCTTAGAAGAGAAGAGGCACTCGCACTAATGAGATCTGATATTAATCTTGTAGAGGGAACGCTTAGAGTAGAAAGAGCTGTTGTATTTGATGTAAATAGCCCTATTATTAAGTCTCCAAAAACTCATAATGGATATAGAACTATTCCTATGCCTGATTGGCTTATATCATACCTAAAGGAATATATTCCTACACTTAAGACAGATTATCTGTTTACTACAAGGGACGAACTGATAACAAAATCAAGTTTTAATAAGATGTGGAGAAGAATATTAAAGAAGATGAATCTTGAAACAGATGAAGAAATTACCGGGCTAACCAGCCACATCTTCAGGCATAACTACTGTAGCAACCTCTGCTACCAAGTTCCAAAAATCAGTATAAAGAAAATAGCCTCTCTAATGGGTGATACCGAAAAGATGGTCCTTGATGTATACAATCACTTGATAGAAGAAAAAGAAAATACAACTGCTGCTATAAGTGAAGCTTTTAAGTTGTAATGTAAAAGGTATTTGGCTAATGTTATTCAACTATATAAAAAAGTTGCATTTACTTTTACTTACTCCCGTTACTTCCTTTTATTTAGGGCTTTCCACGGTTGCAAAAAAGTTGCATTATGATTTTTAAACGTCCAAAGTTGCAAAAAAGTTGCATTTATTTTCGCTTACTCTGCTTACTTTTATATACCTTGAAATACACAAAAAATGGCTCAAAGCCTTGTA